CCAAACGTGACGGTAAGTTACATCTTGACCCATTTGAGCCTGACAACTCACTGACTATGGTTGGTATGCTTAATGACAGAGGTGAAGAACGTATAGTTACCTTTGACCACAGTGAGGTTGATGCAGATGCAGACGGTCACGTAGTCGTACAAGACTGGCTTGACCAGACCACTGTACTCATCTGCCATAACGTAGCACATGACTTGCTATGGCTGTGGGAGTCAGGCTTTACCTATGATGGCGCAGTGTTTGACACTATGCTTGTTGAGTATGTATTACAACGTGGTCTGAAGGAACCACTATCTCTTGAGGCTTGTGCTGAACGGTACAACCTAGACACTAAGAAGCAAGACACACTCAAGGATTACTTCAAGCGTGGTTATAATACTCGTGACATACCACACGCTGAGTTGAGTGAGTACCTATCCGCTGACCTTCATGCTACACAGCAGCTTGCTGATAAGCTATGGCAGCGTCTTAATAGTGTAGCCGATGCTGGCTTGCTATCTACTGCACGACTGACTAATCGTGTAGCCAAGTGCCTGACTAAGATATATCAGACAGGCTTTGCTGTTGACTTGTCTAAGCTAGATGAGGTGCGGCAAGAGTTTGAACAGGAGAAGCAACAGCTAATCTCTGACCTACAGGCTCATGTACGTAGGGTTATGGGTGACACACCTATCAACCTCAACAGTCCAGAGCAGTTGTCTTGGGTTATCTATAGCCGCAAGGTGACAGACAAACCATATTGGGGTAATGCTATTGACCCTTATATGTCAGACGCAGACTTCCGCAGCTTGATTGCTGGCGGCACAGAACGTCTGTACAAAACGGTAGCACAACAGTGCCAGACTTGTAACGGCACAGGACAGATACGAAAGGTAAAGAAAGATGGAACACCATTTGCCAATACTAATAAATGTCAGACCTGTAGTGGGGATGGTTATCTGCTTAGTAATACTATGGATGTGGCTGGACTAAAGTTCAAACCACCTTCACCTAAGTGGGCTAGTGCAAATGGTTTCAGTACCAGCAAACAGAACCTTGAGATACTAGAGTCTGCTGCCAAGCAGCGTGGCATGACTGATGCCGTTGACTTCTTGTACAAGGTACGTAGGCTTAGTGCAGTTGATACATACCTATCATCATTCGTTGAGGGTATCAGCAACTACACAAAGCAGGATGGCAAGTTGCACGTGCGGTTACTACAACATCGCACATCAACTGGTCGCTTCTCTGGTGCTGACCCTAACATGCAGAACATGCCACGTGGCGGTACGTTCCCTGTAAAGAAAGTGTTTGTGTCACGATTCGATGGTGGCAAGGTAATGGAAGCTGACTTTGCACAGCTTGAGTTCCGTGCCGCCGCTTACTTATCACAGGATGAGGTAGCAATTGAAGAAGTATCTACTGGGTTTGATGTACATGCATACACCGCTAAAGTTATTACCGATGCTGGTCAGCCTACGTCTCGCCAAGATGCGAAGGCTCACACGTTTGCACCACTCTACGGCGCAACAGGATTCGGTAGAACCAAAGCAGAAGCAGCGTATTATGAACACTTCAACAGCAAATACAAGGGGGTCGCAGCTTGGCATACCAGACTGGCTAAAGAAGCTGTAACCACACAAAAGATTACCACGCCCAGTGGTCGTGAGTTTGCGTTCCCGGATGTGGTACGTAAATCTACTGGACGTGTATCACACTTTACACAGATTAAGAATTACCCTGTGCAGTCATTCGCTACAGCGGATATTGTTCCGATTGCTTTGTTGCACATTGATGAATTGCTAAAGGGTATGCAATCGTGTATAGTGAACTCAGTGCATGATAGTATTGTCATTGACGTACACCCTGACGAAGAAGCGCAGGTTATCAACATCATAGACGCTACTAATAAAGCACTACCTGAACTCATCACCCTACGTTGGGGTGTTGATTTCAATGTTCCTCTATTATTAGAGGCAAAAATAGGTCCGAATTGGCTTGACGTTAAGGACGTAACCTGATATAACTATGCATCTTACAACTGAAAAGGAGTTAATAAACATGAACGACATTACAACGATTGATACAAGTAACTATGCTGAGATGGCAAAGGCTATGGGTCTTGCAAACGAGGCACCCGCACAGAAGAAACAAGGCATGTTCCTTGCTCGACTGCGCATCAACCACACACCTATCCTTGGGTCAGATACCATCAAGGTTAAGGGTGGCACATACAAGCTAGAGATTCCTGATGGCCCTACGTACTATGCAGAGTCAGCAGTAATCCGTCCATTCCTACAACGCTTCATGTACAAGAAGTTCATCATGGGCAGCGGTGGAAAACCTAATCGTTACGTCAAGACTGTTATGGCTGATACCCTTAACATGGACTTGAAGGATAACGATGGTGGCTTTAACTGTGGTAAGCCTTCTGGTTGGATTGAAGACTTCAAGTCTTTACCAGATGCAACCAAAGAACTCATCCGTTCAATCAAGCGTGTACGAGTTGTGCTTGGTACAGTTGAGTTGGTTAATCCAAAGGATGCCGATGGTAAGCCTGTAGAACTAGAAGCAACACCATTCATCTGGGAAGTTGAGAACCGTGACGCTTTCAAGACTATTGGTGGTGTGTTCACACAGCTTGCCAAGATGAAGCGTCTACCTGTGCAGCACAATGTTACGTTGAATACTGAAGAGCGTAAGCTGCCTAATGGAAGTAGCTTCTATCTGCCTAACACATCCTTGGACGTTACTAACAGCGTTGAACTAACACAGGATGACCAAGAAAAGTTTGCTGACTTCATGTCTTGGGTGACTAACTACAACGAGTACATCATTAATACTTACGCAGAGAAAGCGTCAAGCAAGAATGATCTGGACTTGGACGAGGTAGACATTGACGGTGTGGTTGATGTTGAGTTTGAAGAAGAGGTGGCATAATGAACCACCCTGCTGAACTGGCACTGCATCAGTATCTTGAGAACGCTGTAACAGGCAAATCAAGTATGTCACAAGACACAATCAAACAGATTGCTGACGATGTGATGGCTGCTGCAGAACGACAGTTTGGTGGGGGTAACAAGCGTGACAAGTTTGGCCTACGTATGTCAAATGTAGGTAGGCCAACCTGTCAACTCTGGTACGATAAGAACAAGCCAGAGGTAGCGTTACCCTTTCCAACAACATTTGTAATGAACATGATGATTGGCGATATTGTCGAGGCTGTGTTCAAAGGTATACTCAAGGAAGCAGGAGTTAAATATGAGGACACGGACAAGGTTACTCTTGACCTTGGTGACGATAGTGTTTCTGGTTCTTATGACCTTATCGTTGATGGTGCAGTTGATGATATTAAATCAGCTTCAGACTGGTCATACAGAAACAAGTTTGAATCCTATGACACCCTTGCAAGCGGTGATGGGTTTGGATATGTAGCACAGCTTGCTGGTTACGCCAAAGCTGCAGGCAAGAAGGTAGGCGGCTGGTGGGTAGTAAATAAAGCCAATGGTCAGTTCAAGTATGTACCAGCTACAGGGTTAGACTTGGATACGGAAGTATCTAAGATCAAAGCTACAGTAGATAAAGTAAAGGAGAACAAGTTTGAAAGATGTTTTGAACCAGTGCCTGAGACTTTTCGTGGCAAGCCCACAGGTAATAAAGTCCTTAATGACGGATGTAAATTCTGCAATTATCGTTTTGATTGTTGGGATAATATTACTGAGCGTCCTGCTGTAAAGTCACAGGCTAAGAACCCACCTACAGTAAGTTATATAGGTGACGTAATTGCCTAACGCAAAACAATTTAGGGCAGCACGAAAGTATGGCTATCGTAGCGGTCTGGAACTCAAGGTATCTGACTACCTAACTGAACTCAAAGTAGATTTCTTGTATGAGCAAGTTAAGATTGAGTGGGAAGACCTAGCGTACAGAACCTACACACCAGACTTCGTGCTGTCCAACGGCATCATTATTGAAACAAAAGGTATGTTCACCGCAGCAGATAGACGTAAGCATCTGGCTATTAAAAAGCAGCATCCTAACTTGGATATTCGTTTTGTGTTTGAAAGTAGCAGACGCAAGTTACGTAAGGGTGCTAAATCTACCTACGGTGAATGGTGTATCAAGTATGGCTTTAGATACTATGACAGGATCATTCCTGAAGATTGGTTGAAGGAGAAGGGCAAGAACAAGCATCCAAAGTTTATTAAGTTTGGCGGCACAAAAGTGAAAAGGAGATAACTATGAACATGATGGAGAAACTAGCTGAAGAAGTAAACGAGGAAGATTTCCTTATTCGTGTCAGGCCATTCGCTAATGACGATGGTAGGTGGTCAGGTGAAGTTGATATATCTATTATGGCTATGCCAGATAATCCTATGGATGATGAGGACTATTATCAAGTCATGCATTTTGCTAAGATGATGTGTGCTTCTGTTCCTGTCATGGAAGAAGTCGAAGAACTACGTAATATTGTACACGAATATGTAACAAAAGTTCTTGACACGGAGATGGATATTGATGTAGAACTAGAGGAAGAAGCCGGTGTCGAAAAGACATATGATGGCAATGTAGTACATCTTCACTTTAACACAAAGACAGGGGGTTCAGCATGAGTAGACACGAAAAGTTTATGAAGTTAATGAGGGAACAAGAGGAGTTAAAGATGGCACAAGCAAATAAACAATCAGATGTAAAACAAATGTGGCCTTCAGCAGATTCTGTTGATATGGTAAACAGTCCACCTCATTATAATCAGACAGGCATTGAGTGTATTCACGCTATCTCTGCTGCTACTGGTGATGGATTCAAGTACTATCTGCAAGGCAACATAATGAAATACCTATGGCGTTTTGACTACAAAGACAAACCACTAGAAGACTTGAAGAAAGCACAGTGGTATCTGGACAAGTTGATTGAAGAGGTAATGGCTAATGATAAGAGTTAAGATGTTCATTACCCTTGACATAGATGAAGAAGACTATCCAATCCCCGCTGATGGTCGAGTAGGTGAGGAGTTAGAAGACGGCATACAAGAATACTTCTATGATATAGAAGGTGCCACCATCAGAAACATTAGAACAGTAACGGAGTAAAGAGATGATTAGTAATGCATTACCAACAGACTATCAAAACTTCATAGCACTTTCACGCTATGCAAGATGGAAAGAAGACGAACAGCGAAGGGAGACATGGGGTGAAACTGTCGCAAGATACTTTGATTATATGGCTGACCATCTGCTTAATAACAATGGCTATAAGCTACCAGATACACTGAGAGGTGAACTGGAAGAAGCTGTACTTAACCAGTCAATCATGCCTTCTATGAGGGCATTGATGACTGCTGGGCCAGCACTAGATCGCTGTCACGTGGGTGGATACAACTGTTCATACGTGCCTGTAGATAGTCCTCGTGCCTTTGACGAGTCTATGTACATTCTTATGTGTGGCACTGGCGTTGGCTTCAGCGTTGAGCGTCATTGCATTGAGAAGCTACCTATGGTTAGCGAAGAGTTCCACGATACAGACACAGTAATTAAGGTAGGTGATTCACGTCCGGGTTGGGCTAAGTCACTCAAGGAATTGATTGCTATGCTGTACAGTGGGCAAGTTCCTAAGTTCGATGTCAGCGAAGTACGTCCTGCTGGCGCACGGCTAAAGACTTTTGGTGGTCGTGCATCAGGTCCACAGCCCCTTGTTGAATTGTTTAACTTCTGTATTGAGAAGTTCAAGGGTGCTGCTGGACGTAGGCTGTATCCAATCGAATGTCACGACATCATGTGTAAGATTGGTGAGGTTGTAGTTGTCGGTGGAGTACGCCGTAGTGCTTTGATTTCATTGTCTAATCTTAACGATGACCAGATGGCACATGCCAAGTCAGGTCAGTGGTGGGAGAATGAAGGTCAACGTGCGCTGGCTAATAACTCTGTAGCTTACAAGACTAAGCCTGAGATGGGTACGTTCATGCGTGAGTGGCTATCGTTGTATGATAGTAAGTCAGGTGAGCGTGGCATATTCAATCGTCAGTCTGCTAAGAAGCAAGCAGCTAAGAATGGTAGACGTGAGACAGAACATGATTTCGGATGTAACCCTTGCAGTGAAATTATCTTGCGTCCATATCAGTTCTGCAACTTGTCTGAGGTAGTAGTACGTGAGTCAGATACTCTTGCTACACTAAAAGAGAAGGTACGACTGGCTACAATCTTGGGTACATTCCAAGCTACACTAACGAATTTCAAGTATCTGCGTAAAATTTGGCAAAAGAATACAGAGGAAGAACGGTTGCTAGGTGTGTCGCTGACAGGCATCATGGATAACACTTTAACATCTACCACTGGTGGTAAGCTAGAGACTGCGCTAGAGATACTACGATCAGAGGCAGTCATTGTTAACGAGGCAATGTCTAAGCAGCTTAAAATACCACAGTCTACTGCTGTTACATGTGTGAAGCCTAGCGGCACTGTGTCGCAGCTTACTGATGCAGCCAGTGGTATTCATGCACGTCACAATCCATACTACATTCGTACAGTACGTGGCGATAACAAAGACCCACTCACACAGTTCTTGGTTGCTGAAGGTATCCCAGCGGAGCCTGACGTAATGAAGCCTGATAGCACTACAGTGTTTAGTTTCCCAATGAAGTCACCTAAAGGTGCGGTAACACGTACTCAAATGACTGCCATTGAGCAGCTTGAACTGTGGCTTACTTATCAGCGTCACTGGTGTGAACACAAACCATCAGTCACTATCTCAGTCAAAGAGAATGAGTGGATGGATGTAGGTGCTTGGGTGTACGAACACTTTGATGAAGTGTCAGGTATTAGCTTCCTGCCATTCAGCGAACACACTTATCAGCAAGCACCTTATCAGGACATTGATGCTGAACAGTACACTGAGTTCAAGAAGAAGATGCCTAAGAAAGTAAACTGGTCTAAGCTGAGTGACTTTGAGAAAGAGGACACAACTTCAGGTGGGCGTGAGTTAGCCTGTACTGCAGGGGTGTGTGAAATAGTTGACATCGCAGCAGCTTAGTGGTAAGTTAGTGTGGAAGCGTGGGGATGGTTGGATACAGTTCAATCCCCCACGTAGCCACCCTAGCTATGAAGAATGGCAGAAACTTAAACAGAAACAGAAGGAGAATGAAAATGAATGATGAGAGCCGAATGATTACCGTTGATGGTAAGGAATACAACTTTGAAGAACTAGAAGATAACCAGAAGGCTATGGTTAATCATGTTGCTTCGTTAAACAATAAGACCGCACAAGCTAGGTTTGATTTAGATCAACTTA